GACCTGCGTGAGAAACTGTCTCACGAGATTGCGACTATGGCCGAGAGGCACTCGCAAGAACAGGTTATGGCCCAGATTGAGGTCAACAAAGTAGAAGCAGCCCACCACAACATGTTTGTAGCGGGTTGGCGACCCGCAATCGGTTGGATATGTGCGCTAGGCATGGCCGGTAACTTCCTCATTATACCCTTCGTCAACATGGCTTTAGAGCTAACTGACAGCGGTGTATTGATCCCTATGATCCAGCTTTCAGAGATGATGCCGGTGCTAATGGGCATGTTAGGGTTAGGAGCAATGAGAACCTTTGAGAAAACCAAGGGTGTTAGCAGGGAGAAGTAGACATGGAAGACTTGATCGAAATGCTTAAACGGCATGAGGGTGAAGTGGTTACGAATGGCCGTCACGTTCTTTACAAATGTTCAGCAGGCTATTGGACGCTTGGGATTGGTAGGAATGTCGATGTAAACGGTGGGTTGGGCCTCTCGGATGAGGAGGTGGACTTCCTGCTTGAGAACGACATAGCGCGTGTGATTAAGGAGTTAAGCCTAGAGTACAGTTGGTTTAACGATCTTGATGATGTTCGCAGAGATGCTATGATTGACATTAGTTTTAACCTCGGCGCAACTAAGCTACGGAAGTTCGTCCTGGCGCTAGACGCGATGGAAAAAGCAGACTACAAATCTGCCTCAGAAGAATTCCTAGACTCCGAATGGAGTCGCACCGTCAAAGGGCGGTCCGTTGAACTCGCATCTATGATCGCCACAGGCGAGTACCCAGAATAAGGTAGAGAAGCATGGCTTATTTTCGACTGGCGTTAAAAGCTGGCATGGACAAACAGAACACGGAATACGGCGCGGAGGGCGGCTGGACGGACGGAGACAACGTCCGTTTTCGTTTTGGGCTTCCTGAGAAAATAGGTGGATGGACTAACTTTAACGGCTCGGCTTCCTACTTAGTGGGCTTTGCCAGTGAGACCTTTTCTTGGAACAACAACGCAGGAACGCCCTACCTGGCCGTTGGAACTGAGCGCAAAATATACATCTCTGTTGGAGGTGCGTGGTCCGATATTACACCGCTAAGGCTGACTACTGCGGCAGGCGATGTCACGTTTGCAGCAACTAACGGCTCCGCTTTAATCACTGTCACAGACACAGCTCACGGTGCGGACACCGGAGACTTTGTTACGTTTTCTGGCGCTGCTTCTCTAGGTGGGACTGGCAACATCACCGCTGCTATATTAAATTCTGAATACGAGATTACTGAGGTGCTTACCTCTTCTACATACACCATCACTGCCCCTGTTGCAGCTAACACCAACGACACAGGTAACGGCGGCGGTTCAGTGGTAGGCGCATACCAAATAAATGTCGGCGCTGATCGAAGCTTCTTTGACTTTGGGTGGGGTACGGGAACGTGGAGCGCGGGTACTTGGGGAACCGCTAGAACAGTGGTCACTCAGCCTACTATCTTTGCTCGAATCTGGAAATTTGATCAGTTCGGCCAAGTGCTTATTATGCAAGCCGTCAATGGGGCCATCTACCAGTGGGACCCCGATTCTGGCACTGACCAACGAGCTACGGCAGTTACAGGGGCCCCGACCAAGAGCACCTTTGCGTTAATTTCGTCTCCAGACAGGCATTTAGTTTGTTTTGGAACAGAGAATACCGTCGGAAATGCAGCGACCCAAGACCCTCTTTTTGTCAGATTCTCGGATCAAGAGAACATCAACGATTTTGTAGAGACAGCTATCAACACGGCAGGCGGGCAGAAGCTCTCCGACGGCAACCGGATCATGACAGCGGTCAGATCGCGTGGTCAGATCCTTATTTTCACTGACACGTCGCTTCACGGTATGCAGTATATTGGACCTCCGTATACGTTTGGTTTTACGCAGCTAGGTAGTAACTGCGGAGCACTGGGTCCTCATGCGGCGGTGGATGTTAACGGCCTGGCGCTGTGGATGGGTCCAGAAGCCTTTTATGCTTTCGATGGCACGGTCAAGAAAGTGCAATGCACCGTTCAGGACTATGTCTTCAGCGACATCAATCTGGTCCAAGAAGACAAGGTTTATGCGGCTCTGAACACGGATTACAACGAAATTACTTGGTTTTACTGCAGTGCTGGCTCTGACTTTGTTGACCGCAATGTCACCTACAATTACTTGGAAAGTGTCTGGTCAGTAGGCTCACTGGCACGCACCTCATGGCAGGATGTGGACACCTTCGAGAAGCCCACGGCCACGGAATATCTGAAAAACAGCACAGCGGCTACTCTGACCACTATATATGGCCTGACAGCCGGACGAAGCTTGGTCTATAGACAAGAAGACGGCTATAACAAGGCGGATGGTACGGCAGTAACGGCGGTCATTGAGTCCGGTTATTTTGACATCGGTGACGGCGATGACATGCTCTATATGAAGCGTTTTATACCAGATTTCAAAGACCAGCTAGAGAATTTGACCGTTAACCTTTTGCTGCGACCCTACCCGCAAGCGACGGCTAATCCCAGCTCGTTGGACCCTTACGTCATCACACCAACCACTGAGAAGGTGGACACCCGCGCACGCGGCAGGCAGATCGCTATTAAGATCACAAGCACGGATGTCGGAGCTTGGTGGCGCTACGGAACTCTGCGCGTTGACATACAACCGGACGGATTGAGATGAGCAAGATCACTAATGTGCGTTTACCCAATGCCGCTCAAGGCGAGTATTCGCCACAGCAGTTCGATCAACTGGTGCGCTCTTTGGAGCAGGTTGTGCTGCAGCTAAACGCTTCTTACACGCCAATTGTGACGCAGCAGAACGCCAATAAAAGAATCTGGTACGAAGGATAAGTCATGGCAGACAAGTATCTAAGGAAAACTATTGTCCCAAACGCCTCGACGGAGACGGTCATTTACACCGTTCCTGCAGCTAACTCTGCGATGATGCGTTCGCTGCGCGTGACTAATGCCAATGCTTCTTCGGCTGACATAACGGTTGTCCAGAATGATTCGGGAAGCGCAGTTGCCCACTATTTATACAAAGCACAGGCTTTGGCGGCGGATGCGACGATTGATGTGTTCAATGGCATACCGTGTATTTTGGAAGAAGCTAACGTGTTAAAAGTTACGTCAACACAAGCAAATGTTACGTTTTACCTCTCCTATCTCGAAGTGGACAGGAACTAATATAAACGCCATACTTGGCGGTAATTTCGTGCCTTCTGGCACGCGACCCTGTGTGGTCCCAACCCAATTAAGGACTGAAACATGGCTGACGCGATGCCGGGTGCTGCACCCGCCCCTACAATGGAAGACTTTGCTGCTTTTGAGCAGATAAGACAGGAAGTCTCTCCGTCTGAACTTAACGAAACTCTACTGGCTACGGCGGCAGAAGCTGACCCTATGGCCGTGGCAGAATTCAAATCAGAGCTGCGCGACCTAGACCTACCTCCTGAAGTGCTCGATGCTTTGGACGGGATGGTGGATGAAATCCTAGCCACTCCTGAACGCTACCCTGAGATTCGAGCCCACTATTTAACACAAGATATGTCCGAAGAGCTGCTACCTGAGACTTTTGATCCAGAGTTCTTTGGCGCGTTGAACATGGCCCTTGATGAAATCCGAGCTACTAGCGGTGGATCACCCAGAGCACCACAAGGATTTGCACGAGGCGGGTTAGCTAGTCTTGGCCGTAATGGCGACACGATGCTTGCCCACGTCACACCCGCTGAGATGCGTATGCTCAAAGCCAAGGGCGGCGCTGGCACAATTAACCCCAGAACAGGCTTGCCTGAGTTTTTCTCATTAAAGAAAATATTTAGTAAAATAGGCCGAGCAGTTAAGAAGTTTGCACGCTCTACTATCGGTAAGATAGTCATAGGCACGGCGCTGTTCATGTTTGCAGGCCCCGCAGCTTATGGCGCATTAGGTTTAGGCGCAGGCACGGCAGGTGCTGCAGCCGTATCAGGCTTTGTTGCAGGAGCGGGCAGTTCACTGCTTGCAGGTGAAAGCCTGAAGGACTCACTAAAAACAGGTGCCATCAGCGCCATTACGGCAGGTGCAGTTAAAGGTGTAAGCAACCAAATTAGCGGCGGAGCTGAAGCCATTGAAATTGTCGAAAGCACTGCAGATTATGTGGCCCCTGCTTCAGATGCAGCAACAGAGGCACTAAGCTCTACTGGACTTGAGACTTCCAGCCTTACAGATCGATTGTCGCTGGACCCTTTCGCAGCAGACCTCACAGGTGCACAAATACCTGTTTCCCCCGCTGTTGGTACACAGCCCGCTGTTGGTACACGGATAGCTGGTGACCCTTTCGCAGCAGACCTCACAGGCGGACAATTCCCTGTTTCCCCCGCTGTTGGTACACAGCCCGCTGTTAATTCGGGCGTAAACTCTTTGAATACTGACCCAAGTCTCGCTGGGATCACAAGAGAGAGTCCTTTTTTGGCTAGTCAAACCGCAGCCCAAACGGCACCCCTGACCCCACAGCCTACATTTGGGCAGAATGTCAAAGACATCTTCCTAAATGACACACTGCCTGACAGTAGTCGCTTTGATAGCTTTAAAAGTGCATTCTCGCCCACTGCGCGTAAAGCGGCAGGTGCAGAAAACGCACTTTTAAAGACAATGGAACAGTTTCCTGAGATGAGCAGAGAAGCAATACTCACTGCTGACGCTACGTCGGGTGTAGGAAGATATTTGGCGGCCAATACTCCAAACATGGTATCTAATTTTGCCCCTGCCGCTGCAGGAGTAATGGGAGTCATGGGCCTTGCAGGCGGTTTCGACACGCCTGAGTCAGAGATGCCCGATGGCTTTGGAGACTTTATGAATAGACGCGGTAACCCAGATCGCTATGCTCTGAACTTCGGCGGAGTCAGGCCGATGGGTTCGTCTGGGTACACCACTTATACCCCTCCACCATATGTACCACCTACTTACAACGCGGCCCAAGGCAGTGGCCCGTCTGGCGTGGCTCAAGGATTTCCACGCATGAATGGGCCTATTGATGGCCCCGGCACTGGAACAAGCGATGACGTTCCGGCAATGCTCAGTGATGGCGAGTTTGTCTTCACGGCTAAAGCCGTCCGCAACATGGGCCAAGGATCACGGCGCAAGGGCGCTAAGAAAATGTATGCGCTGATGAAGAAATTGGAAGGGACTACATAATGGTTGATACCACTTACAGCAGCAGCGTTTCGCGTGAAGCGCCAGAGATTGAAGACCGGCGACTGGGTCTCATGGACGCGGCTAGAAATCTTTACAACCAGCCGATGGCATTGCCTTATGTAGAGGCCGCAGGTCTTTCTGGCACTGAGCTTCAGGCTATTGACTTTGCGAAGCAGGGCATTGGATCGTTTGAGCCTTATATTCAAGCAGGTGCTAGTGGCGTTAGCCAAGGCAT